CATATGGAGGTGGTGCTCTACCAACTAGTGCGTTATCGGAAAAGTCAATTGCAGCAAATCTCCAATAGAAATCAAGGCAATCGCAGCGAACTTTCACATTGTTCACGGTTAAATCTACAGGTTCCATATGGTAATCTCTACCATCTGTGCCTGTAAATGTGGCATTTGTATCCGTATCCTCATTCTCGAATGCGACACGAACAAATTGAATAACCTGGTGGTATTGTTTGCCACTTGTGCTGCTGCAGTTTGATTTGACATGTAGGAATTTAGTGCCTACATATGGGATGAATTGCACTTGCTGGATGGTGGCATCCCCAGTGGCATGTTGGCGTTTCTTTGTATCTGGAAAACCACGTTCAATGTTGTTTTCCAAATCAGCTTCAGTCGAATCTTCATTCAACTGTTTTAAAATTCTTGCACCCCTAACAAGTCTCATCTTATTACCTTTTACTTTAATACCACATAAATATAGTCAAATGGAAGGATAGCGGCAAACTTTCCTTCCATTCTAATCAACTACCATTACTTCGGAGAGTAACAGAAATGACTACATCTATTTATACAGGAATATCCTCCAAGAACAAACGTGTGTATCTGACAAACGAATCTGTGGATGAACGGTTAATTGGCAGAAACATCAAACGTATTGGTCAAATTGTAAATGCCATAACTAAATGTGAATGGGAATGCATTATATGTGGCCACACATGGAATACAACACCTAATAGTATTCTTACTGGCAATAAAACTGGATGCTCTATGTGTAATAGTCATCCCAAATGGACAAATGAACGAATCGACCAGCTATTGGGTGGTCGGGACCTGCGACGAATAGACTCTGTTAAAGGAGCACTAACAAAAATTAATTGGGAATGTTTAGTATGTGGGATGATTTGGATGAGCGCTCCAAATAACGTTATAACTAATACCACAGGATGCCCAGATTGTAATAGTGTAAAATCAAAACCTGAACTAAAATGGTTAACAACCTTAGGTATTCCAGATACCCCAGCTAATAGACAAGTGATTGGATTAATACCAACGAATAAACGATTAAAAGTAGATGGGTATATTCCAGAAACCAACACAATATACGAATTTTGGGGTGATTATTGGCATGGAAATCCAGTGATGTTTAACTCCACTGATCTGAATGAACGAGCCATTACTACTTTTGGAGAATTGTATCGCAAAACTCAAGAAAAGCGGCGGGCTATCTTAGATGCTGGATATAACTTGGTTGAAATTTGGGAATCTGATTGGAACAACAGTCGCAAAATTTCAACCAAGTGTTGATGTTAGCCTTTAAGGCCGAGATTATGTGTCAGGACAACGATTTCTTCGAACTCACCGTACATTGGCATCTGAACAGAACTGTAATGTTGCAACACAGCAGAATCAGGAACGCGCTTATCGCCACGAGTACGTTGACGAGCCAACAACACTTGTGGAGTTGTTGGCATTATTACAGCCACAGTCCTGAAGTCTTGGCGACGAGCTACGTCGATATAGAAACGACGGCGCTTTGCAGACAAGTTTGTGTTATCCACAACTAAATCCTTAGTGTCTTTCGACATCTTATGGAACACGGCGTTGGCGCGAGCTTCAAAAGACTTGTCATCCACGGATGCTTGGTATGCTTTCGCATAATCGTTTGCATCGTAAAACTCGTGGCGCAAACGGTCCAAAGAGAACACGTTCGTAGCTGGATTTTCAGTCAACAACTTATTCAAGTACGTAGACTTACCAGCACCAGAAGGAGCGATCAACAGAACCATAGTACGACGTTGTTCGAATTCGCGTGGAACCAATACTCCGGTTGTAGCACACAATTCAAAGAAGTCGTCAGCCCATTCAAACGCTTTTGCCAACTTTGCATCGTTGTCATCAGCGATACGGCCAAACTGGTCAGACATCAGAGCGCGAACCCACACTTCAGCACCAACGGTCATGTTGGCGGTCAAAGCCATCTGGCGGCGCTTTTCCTTATCAACAACTTCCCATGGCATGTGGTGTTCGATCATCCAGCAGATCTTGAAGATATCTTCTGCGCTGAACATTGGGTAGCGAACGCCAGCTGCAAATTCTTCGAACTTACGAGCAGATACTTGTTCGTGACCGTGGTAAGCAAAGTACTTACCACGAGCTTCGCTGAACTTTTCGATTCTTGACGATGGCTTACCCACATCATGGAATGCAGTGCTTACCGCTCCGAGGTAATCTTCGTGGGTCCAGTCCAAGGATATATTATCTGTTGCCTTCATATACTCAGCTACAACCATCTGAGTATGAACCAACACATTCGCCTCTCTATGCCATGGACTCGCTTCAACCGTATCTTTCATCTTTTGAAATAAATCCATAGACTGCCAGGTCTCAAACTGGCCCATGAAAGTTGCCCTATAATTTATTTTGTCAGTCATTTTTTTGGTGCCCTTGCGTGTATTATTCATAAATACACTATCACACAAATGTTTATTGAGATCAACAATGAAAATAGAAAAAATAATTGAACGCTTGCACCATCGAGCTATATCATTGCACGAAGTGGTAGCTGGAAAAGATAATTCTACTACCCGATTATTTGTGCGATGTGATGTGTGCTATCATATCTGGGATGGTAGTTTACAATCAATAATATATCATAAAACTGGCTGCCCTGCATGTGCATTGAAACAAAAAATCGAACGGATAACAAACCATCGAAAAAATAATACTTCAATTGATGACATGCTGACGGGGCGAACTGTTGCCCGTGTAGGGGAATATGTGAATATGAATACGGGGATAATGTGGGTATGTAGGATATGTAACCATAATTGGATTAGTACTCCAAAAGACATTATCCATTCGCAACATGGATGTCCACGATGTTCAAAGCGAGAGCGGGTAACCAATGAATTTATCGACAACAAAATAATAGAAACTAAACGCAGCATCAAGCGTCTTGGTGATAGTAGTGGATGCATGACAAAAATTGACTGGCAGTGCACCACTTGTACAGGAATTTGGAGTGCAAGACCAAATGATGTATTTTCAACGCATAAATCTGGATGCCCATACTGCCAGCGCAAGAATTATTCAAGGAAAGCTATTGATTGGCTCACTCACATTGAACGAACACATAACATTGTGATTCAACACGCTGGGAATGGTGGTGAGTTTAAGATTCCTGGAACCCGACTATATGTAGATGGATACTGCGTGCAAACCAATACTGTGTACGAATTCCATGGCGATGCTTTTCACGGAAATCCAAAGAAATATGAGCCAACCGATTGTTGTCATCCATATGACCCCACACTAACATCCAAGCATCTATATTCGAATACAATAAAAAGAGAACAACGAATTATAGATGCTGGGTTTAAATTGGTTATTATGTGGGAATCGGATTATGATGAACAATTATCCTGAAATGAAGCCCAGTGCCATATCATTTTCATCATATTCGTCAGCACCTGCTTCATCGTAGTATGCATGAGAGTACAATTTGTCATAAGCTTCTTGGTCAAATGATGCAATTTCTTCCAGTAGTCGCAGGGCAATAAGCGAGCCCATGATCAAGTCGTCAGTACCACCAATCTTTGCCTTGTATGTGTTACCTTGGCGAACGAATTGCTTCAATTCCTCAACCAACACTTTAGATCGGATAATAATGGTGTTACGCTCAATCATTTCTTTCAATGCCAAGCAGGCTTTCATCTTGGACTTACCTGTGGTGGTCATTCCTTTGCGTTTCTGCCCTGTTTCGGAGATGAATTCCACATTAGGAGGCGGTGATTCATCAGCCTCATATAAGGACATAACCCCTTCCCCAACCCCGTTATTTTCAACAGAGAAGTATACGGTTGTTTGAGCTTTCTCAAAAACGTTGAACAATCGAGTCAAAATGTGATATGCTGTAACAGATGATGTAGTATTGGAGCGCCATTCGGCTACTTGTTCTAGACTTGGAAATTCAAACACTTCGATGGTGGTAAAGTCGCTTCCAGTGCCTGTTGCGAGGTCCATTCCCAACAAGTAAGTTGTTCCTTGAATTGGTTGTTTGTAGAAGACAATTTCTCCAATCGTTCCAAATGGTTTGTTGTCTTTCACCATAGCTGTTAAGTTGGCCAACACAACAGTATCCACAAGCAACGGATCGCTCGAAATGAATTGGCATTCATATTCCTGCTTCCATCGCGTCTCACCAATCTTGGCCGTTTCTTCATCTTTAAACTTCTGGTCTCGACCAGGCGGCTCATTCCACTTAATTTCAATTGAAGCAAAGCCATTTGCATTAAGAACTGCGCCCCGATACAGTTGAGCAAAACGGTTTGAGTCCCCGTTGGGTGTAGAGCAGATAATACACGCACCACCGGTTGCTAACGTAGGTGAAACAGATGTCCAAAACTCTTCTGCTACAGTATCACGTACGAATGCAAATTCGTCGAGGAACAGTAATGATACAGCCAAACCACGACCAGAGTTTTCCGAAGTAGCTTGGGATATGATACGCGATCCATTATCGAATCCAACCGTGTGTTTGTTCCAGCCGTCATCTGCAAGACCAGGCTTAATCCAGTGTGGCAATCGCTCATAGATAAAACGAACACGGTGAATCATTTCCATCGCGTTGTCATTCTTGTTGGATAGAATAAGAACTGTCTTTTCAAACTTGAACATAGCAAACCATAGCAAGAATGCACCTGCAATCCAGGATTTACCAATCTGACGAGGGGCTAATGCTATAGATAGTCGATTTTCATGGAAGCATTTAACAATCTTTCTCTGATACGGTCTAAGATGAAACGGAATTGATCCAGAAACAGCGCTTTGAATTTGGCAGTAGTTGTGGATGAAGTACTCAGGATCATCCATACACCGTTGAAGTTCTTTTACTTGTTCAACTGTGTAATCGTGCTGTTCATTTGCTTTCTTTAAATAGGGATTCTTGGGAGCGGCCACTTTAATTCTCTTCCTTCATACCACATTCGTACTCTTGGTTCCAGGCTTTTGATCCAATCATAGCTTCTATGCGCTCTTTGAACCCAACATTTCGGCCTTCAACAAAGTCCCAACTGATCACAAATCGTTCGCTTTGACCAGATGCATTAACGTTGTCTCGGAATTCATTCCACACTGTCGCATCAGGGTTAAATCCTGAGCACATAATAAAATTGCAGCCGATGCTTATTAGTGGGTATGCGCTGGTAATCACCTCATCCACTACATGATTTGGAACATATGCAAAATCTTGCAACACCAGCAGTGATAAGCTCATTCCACGTAGAGCGCAAGCGCTTGCACCTCGAGTGAATACACTCGATCCATTAACAAATGAGATGTGTTGTTTGTTGCAATACACTAGCGGTTGCCTCATCCAATCTGGAAGATTGTCATACATGAATCGAAACCGACGGTTGAATTCACTAGCTGAAGTTTCATTATTGCACAGAACTGCGATTCGTGCGTTATCTTTGAACATAGCATACCATAGTACATATGCTACTGTTGTCCATGTCATTCCAACTTGTCTTGAATTTACAATGTCGGAAATTCTACTACTGTGGTATATTCCAACCACATCCTCTTGGTAATCGCGCAGATCAAAAGGAATTGTGCCTTCTTTCATGCATTCAATTTTACAATAGTTGTGGATGAAATATGCTGGATCTTTTGAGCTATGCATAAATTCCTGAATTTGTTCCGCTGTGTAGGTTATGTTTGACATATGGGTATTTACATACAAAAACTTGGG